CTATACACAGGGGATTTGCCTTGGTCGTGGCCAAAATGGTCGGCGAAATTTCGGTTTCAATCCTTTACACATTAATATTAATAGGCTGTATCTGAAAAATTATAGATATGGCAAAAAAAATTATGCTCCAAATTCGAATGACACAATTCTTAGCAGTGTCATTGGCTGGAAACCTCCAGTTTTGCACCAGAAATCAGAATCTTATATCTCTTTCTCGGCGTTTGACCCTCAACTCAACCGAATGAGGATGAAGAAAATCATGCTTAACCATATCAAGGGCAAGCGGAACCAACGTGCCTATGCCGACCAGGTTATTAAGAATCTCACCGAGAAACTTATGGCTGGATGGAATCCTTGGATTGAGGAGTTGCAGCCCCTGGAATATACTAAATGGGATGACGTGCTCGACAGGTATAAGTCTTATCTGGCCAAAATGTGCAACGAGGGTAGTATGCGTGAGGAGACTTATGTCGACTATAGCAGTCGTCTCAGAATCCTGGAAAAATGGAAGCAAGAGAAAAGAATAACTCTCAACTACTCCTACCAATGGGACAAAAGTAATGTGAGCAAGTTTCTGGATTACATTTTCATCGACCGGAACAATACTGTACTGACCCGCAATAACTATCTTGCCTGGGCTAAGAGCTTCTCAGCTTATCTGTTGGCTCGAGGCTATATACCCAAGAACCCAACAGAAGGTCTGGAACGTATCAAGAACAGGCAGAAGAAAAGCCGAGATGTCATACCGGATTGCACTATGCAGCTCATCAGAGATTATCTGATGGAGCATAACAGGCACTATCTGCTGGCGTGTGAGATTATCCACTACCTCTTCATCCGCCCTCGAGAGATGTCATATCTCAGAATCTGCGATATTCATGTAAAGACTCAGACACTCACTCTGCATGGTGAGAACACTAAAAATGGCAATGATGCCGTGATTACGTTGCCGACTCATGTCATCAAGCTGATGCTGGAACTCAACATCTTCTCACACCCAGGGCAGGACTACCTCTTTTCTGACGGATTCATGCCTGGATCTGAAAGAAAGAATGAGAAAATGTTCAGAGACTACTGGACTCGGGTCCTGAGGAAGGAACTGAAGCTCTCACCTCGGTTCAAGTTCTACAGCTTGAAAGACACAGGCATCACCAATATGCTGCGGGCCAATGCCGATGTCTTGTCGGTCAGAGACCAGGCGAGACACTCATCCATACTCATCACAGATATATACACACCAAAGGATATACAGAAGGCGAATGAGTATATCAAAAACTATCAGGGTATATTATAATATATATAAGGTGGAGGGCTGAGTGCTCCCCACCTTATTATATATATTATGATAGCATATAAAAATATCCCGTGTAAACTGGCTCGATGGCATCGTCCTTGACTTCCATCTCTATCTTCTCGCACACATATTTCTTGTTGCGGATGATGTATATCTTGGATGGATCCGGTATGTCATCTGACTTAAACTTGGCCTCCATGCAGTTTTTATTGTCTAATCTTAGACCATTATCATGTAAGCAGCCCAGAGTTACAACATCATTAGTAGATTTCGTACAAATCGACAGAGAGTAAGGATACTTTTCTTTAAAGGTACCTCCTCCGTTTCCACCAAACCCTCCTTCGGTACTACCACAATATTCTTTATTTATTCGGTAGTCGGTTTTGAATTTTGGCCACCTAGACTTCGCTCTAACCCAACTAAATTTGTTATCATCTTGTACTTCCCCTGGAATAATGAAGAATATATTCATGCATTCCTGATCATCTTCGGATTTGTCGAGTGTTGACTCATCATCTATCGCATCCTGCACGGATGTGTAGCTGTAGCCGTCATCATCAACATCGCACTCCTTTGAATCCGGCTCCTTATCATTAGGTAATGAAAGAAGGCATCGCTTCTCGAAGTAATTATCTTCGCCTATGATTGCTGTTTTGAAATTGATATCTTCTACAACTTGTGCTGCAGGAGATATGTTCAGATCGACATAATCATCCGAAGAACGGTCTCTGATTAATGGTGACCATACGCCTGCCAGCTGCCATGTTTTCGAACCGCCCTCATTCTCTACATATATGTAGTAACTACCATTACACTCAATGATGGTCTGTCTTTTTTGTTTTTCAGACCATGACTGTGTTGTCCCTTGGAACTGATTTTGCGGGTCCCAGGTACCTGTACTATGGACTATTTTAAAATTCTCGAAGACTTTTTTTGAAATAACTTCATAGTTATCTCTGTTTGCAGAATCACCCAGATTATACTCCAGATTTGCTGTAGATGACGTGGAGAAGGATCCGTCTTCGTCGTAGTCCGTTGTGTATTCGTCCAGAGTCTCAATCGCTACGGAATCTGCGGTTGTCAGCTCTGATTTTTTGATAACAGAACAAGTTTTTTGCATATCATCAAAAACAATTGTGGCATTGAAAAGCTTTCGGAATTCCTCTATAAAAGTATAGCTCGACCAATGAGGAAGTGCCCTTCGCAGCTCACGAGTCTTGTAGGCCGATGCGATATACAGGAGGTTCCACGGCTTGCAGTCGAAGTCGTTGCGCTTGAGCGTATATCCCTCATATTCTACCACTTTACGGAAGATATACATTAAGTTTGGCTGAACAGCCAGGTTCATGATAAATGGTGCATTGTAGCCAATAAATGCTTTCGTTTTAGCTACTCCAACAAAATTGGCAATCATATCATTTGTTTCGTCCCGTACAGGAACAAAACACCATTTACCCTCTACTCCCAGGAACTTCGATTTATCATCATCCAATCTATAGATGTCATTAATCTTCGGAAAACCTTTCCATCCTTGAGAATAGCCCTTATCAACTGTATAACCGGGCTTGTCAGCTGTGCCAAACGGAATCTCATCGATGTAGTGCTTGGTCATGCGGTCGTTGAACTTGATGCGGGACTTGCCTCCGACTATCTGCAGTTTGATTTCTCTCTCATTCACGGAGAGTATGGTACCGACACCACTCATGATGAGCTGGCTGTTACAGAACAGTTTGCAGTCATCGTATTTGGCGATGTTCTTCTTGACCTCCAGTCGCGAGACATTCTTAAATATGACACGGTTCTCCAGGATATTCATGGGGAAGGTGATGTCATAGGTGTACTCACCATCATCGGTGACATACTGGTTTGCGTATGTCACCTTGATGGATGATGTAGAAATGGGATAGGCCTTATGGCCATTGATGATGCATGTTATCATATTCCACTACTTATTGTTTAAAATGCGCTGATAATCCTGCAGTCTGCGGTGCAGACCTCTACGGCCAGATATCGGAACCTCGACCTCAATGCCATCGTCAAGCGTCTGTGTCAGACGGCTGACGGCTGCATTGACACCATCGAGGGACTGGCGTACCTCGGTGTTGTCATTGTTAACATTGACAACAGGAGCCACCACGGTACTGCTACTCTGTCCCAGAGAACGTGTGATATCATCAGCGGTCAGCGAGCCGACAGTATTGGAGCGCTGTGCCCTATCGATGAGATCAAGAGCTGGACGGATGGATGAGTTGTTGACGGCATTGTGATTAGCCACGAACTCGCCTTCATGTACGACACCTGCTTCCTTTCTGTAGCGGTTGCCACCGGTGTAACCACCCTCGTAGTAACCTGCAGCCTCTGCCTGGTGCTGCTTCTTGATAGCCGCAAGCTGTATCATACCTGCAGCTGTGGCCATACCTGCTGCTATAGGAGCTAATGTCCAACCTATTGTTGGTATAGCTGCAGCAGATGCATAGGCATTGATAGCAGACATTGCTGTAGATGCTATCGCCTGCGCAATTTCTATCTTCATGGCTTTTTTGTTAGCCTTTGACTTCGCTGCAGCCAGTTCTTTGTCTCTCTTCTCCTCCAACTTTTTCTTTTTCTTCGAATTGTTGCCAGCTGCAGCAATCTGCTTCTCGTAGTTCTTGGAGATTTTCGCCTGCTCAAGGTCAGAGCATGCCTGAGCATATGACGATGACGCAGATAGAATACCGTTGATACCATTATAAACAACAGCTGTCTTTTCAACCAGGTCATTGAGGTAATCTGAGGTGACTTGCGCCTTTGCCTGCATGTATGCAGCATGGTTCTGCTTGTCGTTGCCATACAACTCCTTCAACTTCTCCATGGTGTTCTGATAGTTCTCAACTTGTGAGGAGAAGTATCCACCCAGAGTTGCATTGCCGGTCGACTGGGACTCCCCTGCTGCAGCCCTGGCGCTGTTGACCATCTCAGATGACTTATCATTGATTTTTATTTGAGCGCTACCGGCTCCATGGTCATCAGCATCAATCTGCGCTCTTTGGGCCGCGAACTGCTTGGTTATCTCCAACTTCATCTGCTGATATTCCTCCTCCTTGATCAATCCCTGCTTGTAGAGATTGTCAAGGCCATTGAGGTACATGGTCTTCTGAGCCTGCAAGTCTTGCTTACCGAACTGCTGACGGAGTTCACGCAGCTGGTTCTGGTATGACTCCTGCATCTGCAGCTGGTGGTCGAGCTCAGCCTGTTCCATCTCAGCCTTCAGATCCAGCCACTCCTCGCTGCCCTCATTGTAGAGTGCCAGGCGCTTTTGCATGGCATCTGCATCATTCTGATAGATGGCTTCATTGAGAGCGGTATCATTCTGATAGATAGCTGAACTGGCATCATTGTACTGAGCTTTGATGCTAGCCTCCTTCTGGAGGCGTTCACGCTCAATGGTCTGCTCATTCATCTTCTGGATGGCAGCATCATGCTGCTTGACAACATTGACCTGGTTGTCAAGTAACTGCTTGTACTCATTGCTCTCAGCACCATACAACTGCTTCAGCTTGGCAAAACCCTTAATTTGGATGCTCTGTCTGTCATCGATGAACTGCTGATAGGTTTTCTTGCCTTCTGCATAGGCTTTGGCGTTGTCTGCCATCAGTTCGTTGGTCTCAGCCTTGATGCTATCGGCTGCCTGCTTCTGCTTGCGCTTGGCTTCTGCCTGGCGCTTACGAGCCTCGGCTGCAGCTGCCTTCTCTGCCTTGACACGAGCCTTGCGCTCTTTTTCAGAAGCTTGATGAGTGCCGGTTGCTCTCTGCTGCTTAATGATGGTACCATCATTGCCCTTGCCATTGAAGCCATTGTTGCGCCATGGTTCCGGATCATTGATTTCGAAGTGCTGGGACTCCAGCTGTTTAATCTTATCGATGAGCTTCTGCTGGTATTGCCTCTCTCTCTCAATTTCATGGTTTACAGTCTCCCTGAACGCTTCTCTGTTATCAGATGCTAAGTTTAGCATCTTTGTTTTTCTACCTGCAAATGGATTAATACGTCCCCAAACTTTTGCCCAAAAACCACGCTTGTCGTTGTCTGCTTCGCTAAGCAAGTCTTCATTTTCAGCCTGCTTAGCTATTGACTCAGCCAGTTTCTTCTGCAAGCCATCGATGACGATCTTCTTTTTCATCATGTCGATGTAGGACTGGATCTGCCTTGTTGCCTGACCTGTGCGCACTGCTTCCTCGGTGATGTTGCCGAGGTGTTCACGCATCAGCTTGCCGTTGAGTTCCTCCAGGGCTGCCTTGCGGTCTACCTCTGCACTGGTGTTGGACTGGATAGTAGAGACGAGGCGCATGATGGCTGCCTCCTCGTCTGCAGCCTGCTTGTTGGCTTCAGTCACGGCATCATTGTAGTCTCGCTGAGCCTGCTCAGCGGTGCTCGTCTCCTTGGATAAGGTAACGATAGCTGCTGTGAGACCTACGACAACAGCAATCACGGCAGTGATCGGGTTGGCCAACAACACCTTATTCCATAACATCTGCGCAGCAGTGGTCAGTTTTATCTCACGTGTCAGTGCCATCTGAACGATTGCCATGGTCTTGAGAGCAGATGTCTTAAGACCTACAAGGACGAGATGCGCCTTTTCGCGTAGAATCATGATGTTGAGCCATGCCATTTGCGCCTTCTCTGCGATCAACTTGGCCTTAGATACTGCAGTATAGGTGACGATGGCAGCTGTCAGCACAATTAATATGCGCCAATAATCTTTGACGAAATCAACGAGGGTTGAGAGTGCCCGAACTCCGAGACTGGCAGCAGATATGCAATATCGTGCTGCAGGATAGAGTTTCTGGCCCAGTTCTATGGAGAGATCCAGGAACTTCTTGCTCGCTTTGTCAAGTTGAGCCTGTACACTCTCGTTCTGTGTCTCGAACTCATTGAGGACGGATGTGCCTTCGGAATAGGCTTCGTTTGCCAGGTTCTGGGCAGTCTTGATGTCATCGAGCTTGTCTGCGAGGACGGTGAGGACTCCAGTAGCCCTGGATCCATCCATCTTCATTTCCTCGAACATTGGTGCAAGGTCGGCAAAACCGCCCTTGGCTCTCATGGCTGCCAAAAACTGGAGAAGTGCGCCGTTGGCATCCTCCTTCAAAGTCTTGGCGAAGTCCTTGACATTGAGTCCAGCAATCTTTGCAAACTTTGAGGAGTCCTGGAACATCTTAGCGAGGAGGTTCTGAACTGCGGTTGCAGCAGTCTCGTCTTGCTGCATGTTCTGGTCAAGGACAGAAGCGAGACCCATGATCTGAGCCTGTGTAAAGCCTGCCTGCTTGCCGACACCTGCTACACGGGCAGTGAAGTCAACGAGATAACCGGCAGAGGCAGAAGAATTCTGCGCCAACTCATTGACTGCAGAACCTGTTGCCAACATGGCGCCTCGCAGACCCTTGGTTTTGTCTTCGCCGAACATCTGGGCGAGTTTACCGATTTGAGAGACTGCTTTATCGCCGAGGTCATCACCGAGGGCGACATTGATTTTATCGGCTCCATCTACGAACTCCTCAACTGCTGCAGTCGAAGTGATGCCGAGTCTTCCGGCATCTTCGGCTAACTGGTTGAGTTTCTGTCGAGGGGTTCGGGTGTCCATCTTTTTGAAGTCCTCGTTCATGCGCTCAACCTCTTCGGCTGCCTGCCCGGTATATTTTCGGACGTTGGTCATCTCATCGTCCATCTTAGCATACTCCTCTACACACTTCTTGACTGTGAAGGTGATGCCGGAGATTGCAGCGACGGCTCCAAGGGCAATGCCCTGCATTCGGTTGAACCAGTCTGCAGAGCGCTTGATCCAGGACTCTTGAGCTACGCCTTCGGCTCTGACTGCCTGCAGTTCAGCCTTCAGCTGCTTCGCCTTCAGCTCCATCTGCTTGAACTGCTCGGTACCACGCTCCATGCCATGCATCTGCTGGTTCAGTGCCTTGATGGAGTACTCCAGGTCACGGATGGAGGAGGTTTTGAGGTTGGACATGGTGTTATTGACCAGCTGCATCTGCCGCTTGGTCTCCTTGATGTCCACATTTGTGCGGTCAATCTCCTTGTCATAATGCTGCATGAGGGTGACCACCTTCTGCTCGCTCTGTCGGATGCGTTCCAGCTCTGCCTCCACAAGTTTCAGCTGCGAAGCTCTGGAGGCGTACATGGTAGATGTCGGGTCGTAGTCAGCCATCTGACTACGTAGCTTGGAAGCTGTGAAGTTGAGGTCATTGAGTGAAGCATGTTTCAGGTTTGACACCGTTGCGGTCATGCGTCTCGCTTCCTCATCAGCCTTGCGTGTTGCGCCCTTCAGGGCAAGCATCTGCTCCTTGACCTTTGAGAGTTGTGCATCCAGCTTGGCGAAGTCTGAAGGATCTGACGCTGCCTTCATCTGCCCCTTCAGATGTCTAGCAGCCTTCTCCAGCTGTCCGAGGCTTGCACTAGACAGGTTGTCGAGTGTCTCCTTGACGCTCATTGTCGAGTTCTTGAATTGCTTCATCTCTCGCTCTGCGGCCTTCAAATCCTTGGCGAGGGAAGCCCCTAAACGGGAATCGCCCGCCGAGAAGGCATCCTGTTTTGCCTTCTTCAGACGAGCGACTCTGTCCTCTAACTCTTTGAGTCGGTTCTTCGCCTCCTCAGAGTTGAGCTTGATGACTGTTGTATATACCTCTTGTCTTGCCATTATCGGGTGACTTGTATATAGCTGTTATATAATATGTTGGAATGGGGATTGAAGTTGATGACCTTGACATCATAGCCTTTGGTGCCCCACCGCCACCAGAGGAATCTGTGCTTGTACTGCCTGTAGACGATGGTCTGGAGGCTGTCTCTCGCCTTGTATGTCAAGATGGAGTCCGCCGTATTGAGACGGAAACTGAGCCATCGGTCGCTGTAGGTATAGACCGAGTCGCTGCGGTCAGTCTTGACCGTATCAGCAGTACTCAGACTCGTGCGCTGGTCTGCCAAGACCTGGCCAAGACGAATGTCCAGGTCATGGAGCAGTTGGCGGTCGTAGGCCTGAATTTTGTACTCCTCAGCCGGCATCTGCAGCACCTGCTGCGTGATGACCGTGAGCGAGTCTCGGATGGTGTCTCGCTCGGCTGGAGCATACTGAAGTTTCAGCCCATTGAGCTGTTCTCTCAGTTCCTGCTCCGCTCGCTGCTGTCGATGGTCAAAAACCCAGAAACAGGCGATGATGACCAATATCACCGATATGGCCATGATGATTGACTTGAGATGTTTCTGCATAATCCTTGATGTTAAATGTCGGCATATTCCGGAATTGCGTCGAAGCAAGGACACTCCTTGATGCGCTCCCATGGATCGACCACTCCATTGTGGTTCTTGTCAGGCGAGATGTCACGATGTCCCATGATCTTGGCTTCAGGGTAGCGGTTTCTCAATTCCTTGAGCAACTCACGCAAACCTTGTTTCTGTGCCTCCGTGCGGTTGTCGATAGCCTTGCCAGTGCGGGATATTCCACCCATGTATGCCACGTTGACGGAATCGTAATTGTGACCTTTAACTCCATTGGACGGCAGGTCTTCTGTCATGAGCTGCGTGTACTTGCCATCAACGGTTACGACCCAGTGGTAGCCTGGATAATGCCAGCCTTTGTCTCTAAACTCCTTGAGCAAGGCATCGACAGACCATGACTGTCGGCTTGCTGTACAATGAACGAAAATTTTCTTAATCTTGCGTGCCATTTTTGTTGTTGAAATATTTATTGATAATGTCTTTAACTCTGGTGTCAAAAGTCAGTGCGAAACCAAAGACGGTTGCCACGTAAACCAGACTCTGCCCAAAGTACCACAAGACGTTAGACGTGACGTCGTGGGACATAAAAAAGCTGATGTACACGAGCACAATGCCAGCAAGCAGAACTATGCCAGCAGAGCTGTAGTGTATCCAATCCTTGGTATTTCTCTGCATATCTGTACCTAATTTTTTCTGGCACAAAGGTACATATAATATAAGAAATATAAAAATACGGCAGGAAGAACGATTTCCCTCCTGCCGTATCTGATAACTATGAGATATCCCGGTCGAGTAACTCTCTGGCCATCTGCTTAGCCTGCTCTCTCCACTCCTGGAATACCTGGTACTCTGTTTCGTGCTCCTTGTTGCCATCACCATGGTTGCACAGGATGGCTTCGACATCGCTCTGGCTGTACTTAGTACGAACCAGACCATTCACGAACTCGCGATAGCTTGCCGACTCAGCCTCAATCTTAGTGGAGCCGTCAATCTCTGTGCCCTCGTAGCTGTATGCTGTCACTGTCTTACTATCGCCATCAGACTCCGACATGGTGGCGTCTGGGTGATAGTTTTCTACTTTCTGCTCACTCAAGTACAGAAGAAAATGCTTGCTGTCATATCTTACGTATGACATGCGGCAAAGATAAAATTTCTTGTGCATTAGATAAATTTATAAAATTTCTTGCCAAATTTATTGGTGAGTTCGGCGGCAACGGTGTAGAAGCCCTTGTCCAGCAGTTCCCACTCCTTGCGTGCCTGATCTACCAAAATATCTGAGCCAGTAAAGAGCCACCACGACTCAGGTTGCCAAACCGGCTCCTCAATCTCATCGCCATGTTCATCGAGTTGTCCTGTCTTCCGGACGTGATCGATGAAACGGAAGCGGATGGCTAGGCGGTCCTTAGGCACCTTCTTGGTGACTATGTGCTTGACGCCCTGGTCGTCAACTTCTTCAACCTGCTCCATCTTGAAGTCGACTCTCGACTTATCTATCTTGTAATCCTCTATGAGGATGAGGAACTTGTCATAGTCCTCAATGTTGTGGCACAGGATATCGCCTGGATGCTTCTTCTGTGCCATGCTCATGCCCTCGAAGGGAACCTCTCCCTTGCGAGCCTTCACAATCTGACCATACTTTTTCATACCGATTTTATTTAATAAGTTTTTTGTATCTGCGTGTTTGGCTAGGCCAAGCCTGGATGCTGCCTTGCGCCGGATCTGTTCATCGCTAAGTCCACGTTTGCGCAATCTTGCCACCTGGGCACAGAGTGCCTGCTTGGTGCGCTTGCGCAAAAGGGCGTGGTCGGCAAAGATCTTCTGTCCACAGAAGTCTATGCCGTCACATGTACGATGAATATTCCAACTCTTATTAATACTCAGCTTCCAGTCTCTAGCCAAGTGCATGACTGCAAGCTCCGCCATGAGGCGTAAGAAGACCTTATCTTCATGCATGATGAAGATATTGTCCATGAATCTATAATAATGTTTGAGCCCTTCGCGGCAAAAACGGTCGAAGCGCTCATTGAGGGATTTTACCCCCCCACATTTAAAACGATAGCTTGCTGCTCCGAGCGGCATGTGAGGAGCATGTCCGTGACGTAGCGAGCCTGCCAATAACCGTGTTTTTCGGGGTCTTGGAGTATGTCGAAACACCGCATGGCGAGATAGTCAAACCTCGCCAGAAACAGTTGCCCCAAAAGTTGTGTAAGCTTGACGCCCAGCACAATGCCATTGGCATAGCTGTCAACGACCTCGTCGATGAATGCAAGTAGCTTGCGGTCCTTGATATACAGTCTGTACTCTCTCTTGAGCAGATTGTGTTCAACATTCTGGAAATAATGATGTATATCCATGGGCAAGCAATAGAATGTGTCTTGCTGTGGCGAGGTATAGATGTCCTGCTTGATAATCTTGTAGAAGAAATGCGTGCCACGCCCCTTGGTACCAGCTGGACTGTTGAAAGGAATCTTGGCTCTCAATTTATCCTCACTGGTGTGCATGGCTGCATGCTGAATGACATGATCGCCAACAGGCAACTTATTGACTATGCGATGCTTGGGTTTTTCAACCAGCTTGGCCTCATAGTCTGATGTATGCCATGTCTGATGAACATATGCATTTAGCAGGGCTTGAAGATTTGTTTCAAACTCTGCCTCAAACGCTTGTACTGAGAGACGGGACTTCTTGTGCCGGGAAAAATCAAAAAATGCTTCACGAAAATTTTGCAAAGTCTCAACCGCCTGTGATATGTTACCTAACCGCTTCACTTGCTTAAAATTTTATTTATAAAAAAAAGGTCGGTGTCTGATAAATGTCGGTGTCTGTGTCTGTTGTCTGCTTTTATAATGTCCTAACTTTCGACCGGATGACCCATTGTCATCATCTACTAGCTATTCTGCTAATGTGTATGTTTTGCCATGAGGCAAGGCCTGACTCCCGAAATCACTGCAGCTAAGCAAACTAACCTGCAGTATCTTGTTAAGTTGAGGGCCGCACCGTAGTTCACATTGTAATCCGAGACAGCATTGTTCACGTTGAGCGTCGAAAGACCGCATTGACCACCATTGTTAGCGTTGCCACCACGAAGACACAGGCGAAAACCGGCGCAGGAATCACAGCCTGGTTTGAATACCGCCTGCAAAGGTACTGAAAAAAATCGGAATGAAAGAATGTCAAAGAGCGAAATTTCAAAAAAAATCGACCGCCCAAGGGCGGTAAGGTTTGCTCGCTACGCTCGCAGGGTGCTCAGGATTGCCCTTGGTTCCGCTGGGAAGCCTTGGTCAAACCTGCACACTCCTGCTCACGTCAGCACACCTCTGTCCACTCTAGGCCGCCTCGTAATACACTGGTTCCAATGACCACTCGGATGCTGCTTCGCAGAGGGCCGCACCGCAGCCCACATTGCAATCCGAGACAGCATTGAACACGTCGAGCGTCGAAAGACCGCATTGACCACCATTGCGAGCGCTGCCACCACGAAGACACAGGCGAAAACCGGAAGTAGCTCCTGACGTATTCCAGAAATAGCAAGTCGAATAGGTTGACTCTGTAGCACCAATCTGCGTACAGAAATTCTCGAGATGTTCCATCGACAAGGTCTTGATATATCCTTCACCACCACCTGGTGACTTGCTCAACGCCCTCATGCCGGAAGGGTTGCCGATGGTCCATGAACCGTATATTGACGGAGCCACGAGGTGTGTCATGGTCTTGTCACTGTTGACCTGACAGAACTCATCATCCATCATTCGCCAGAGATTGCCGAAGCCGTTCTTTAAGCCGAAGAAACATGGAATCTTGGCATTATAGACCGTTGTCCCTGCATCATTCTTAACAGCATAGGTCGCTTCTCCACATGAATCACCAAGTTCAATGCCTGCACTCATAGGTGCGACAGGTCTCCAGCCGTTGTAGCCACTCCAGTCTGGCATCTGCGTCAAGCCTGCACCTAGACCTCCCTGGTAGAGACCATTGGCATCCTTGTTGGCATTGACGGAATCCTGATCGTAATGTGTACCGAAGATGACGCCGAAAAGAATTGCTACAATGGATGTATGTCGCATGGTTGTGCAGAGCCAGCCCTTGCCATTCTTGCGTGCTGCAGCTCTGAACTGCTCAGTAGTCAGATTAGTTGCTGGTCTACCCAGAAGCGTCCTATTCTTGCCATCATAAGACGAATCGTTGTCTCCACCACGATAGTCAGTTCCATTATTGATATAGCTCACAAGTCTGCCTGTGCTTCGCTCTATAGTGGCGAATCCTGCAGCAGAGAGACTGCCGATAGGAATCTCGTAATTAAACTCACCAGGAATTGGCTTGATGCCAATCTGCTCATAGTGCAATCCGCCAATATCCTTGATGACAACGTAGAATTTACGTCCCCATCCCCACTGATAGTGACCTTCGGTACCATCCAGCCTTGCTGGTTCACCAGTAGCATACTTGTAGTGATCCTTGCTGTCGAGCTTCCTACGGCTGTGGTCATTCTTGACCAGGTATGCGCCAAGCCCGAGGATGTATGGCAACTCCTTCAGCAATTCAAGAGAGCCAATGTATGATGCAGCCTTAGGCGTTGCGTTTGCGGTGTCCCACACTCTTCCGCACCAGGCATGCTGACCTACAGCAAGGTCAGCCTTGAGCGCATCCATTCCGATGCTAGTGACATTGCCATTCTGGTCTGTCAGCAGCACGCTCTGGTTGCTGTTGACGGTTGTGACTTTCGTCACGGAGTTGAATTTTTTACCTTCCATATTTATTTATAATATTCTTTTTAGCAAACTATTCCAATCACTATGATACACGTGCCCTAATCCGTCACTATAATCAATACTATCCTTGCCCAAAAACAGATGACTTTCTTCATCTGTCCCCTCATCAGAGTATATTCTTAAACCAAATTCAGGATCTATATTCACCCGTTTCATTCCACCAAATCCAAATAAATCCATTGTCGCAATTCGACTCAGCGAATCAGAATCTGTCTCAAATTTAACCTTGAAAAGGTCTGTCATCTCTGCAATTGAGCTTGGCAAATCCCAGTCATCATCATTAACTGAAGTTGGTCCTCGCATAACAAGGTAACCCTTATCAGCATTCATTTCGATTTCATTCCAGGTCTTCTCATTTCTAGATTTGAAATTTCCTGTTGCCGTAATGTTCTCAAAATAGCCACCCTTGCAATAAAGATTACCGTCCTTAGCTCTGAAGACAACATTGCCGTTCTTATCCTTCATCTCGATTGTTCGGACACCCAGGTTCTCTACCATCTGGTACTGGGCGAGGATGATGTGGGCTATGATGAGCTCGATAGACTGACCCAGTCGCCAATAATGGTTGTTCAGATCAGCTGCAGAACCCGGATAATTGTCTGCTGTCTTGACGTGCGTCTTGATGCAGGAATAGCTATTGCCATTATATAAGACAACATCCTTCCACTCTTCACCTTCTCCACCCGCTTCGAATCTGTATCCATTGCTGCAGGTATTCCACAGCTGCGGACCTCGAAGGACGCTGCCCTTCTCACCCTTGACAGCCTTCCGGATAAAATTAATAGTTCTTGTTATTACTGTCATAGACTACTTGACTGATTGAATCGTTAATGCCACGCTGCTGTAACCGGCATGCTCGCAGTCTGCCCTGGTCACAGCAAATGAACTCAGCTGGACAGTAGGCTTACGTGCTGCCTCAGTATTGAGGACAACACCAGAACCTGACTTCAGCGTGAAATAGAACTTGCTACCGATAGCCTCAGACTTTCCCCTGACAATCAGTCTCGGAGTATAGGTCACAGTACCATTGCCTGACTCGTCCTCGCTGATAGACTCATCAGCCGGTGTCGGGTTGGGCTCAATATCGTATGGATCTGACGCATCGATGACAGTCTGGAAGTCGAAACCCAGCATATTATCCTTGCCCATGGCCTTGTCGTTGTACACTTCCACCATGAACTCCCTCGTGCAATCAACATCTGATGCCTTGACGGTGAGGATCTTGGCACTGGCTCCTGCAATCTGCTCCCAACCTGTGATGCTATTGACTGCTTTATACCACTTGTAGTATAGTCCTGCTGTCAGAGTTTCGTTGCCCTGCGTGACTTTGGCTTCGAGCTGGCAGCTGTCATCCTTGCTGCCCAGAACGAAGTTGTGCGTATCATTAGCCGGCGCCTTAATTGTCACACGATAGGCGACTCCTGTGTAAGGGCCAACAGGGATATCGTAGCTAGCCTGAATTTCATCTGTAGCCTCCTGCTGCCCAGAACGCTCTGTGATGGTACCGACCATCCTGATTGTAATGCCGCTATAATTGGAAACCTTAACCAGGTTGTTGCAGATTTTCAGTCCCCAATATAATTGCGAAGCACTTGGTCTGAGAATTTCAAAGAGACCGTCAAACAGTCCTGTAGACTTGCCTGCAGAATTGAAAGGAATCTCCGTATCATTGAAGAAGTACTTCATGGAGGTTGGTGTACTGATGCCTTCTGCTGTTCTCGATGAGATGACAACGAAGTACAGCTTCGGCTGCGTCTGCGAGAAATCCGGATAGACAGTCACGACATCCCCATTTCTCTGGTACTCCTGGTAGATATCTCCGTCAGGCGACTGGATTGACGGAGTAAATGTACCCATCTTTGGTATGAAGTTGATGGTTGTCGACTTACTTGCGCTACTCATTTTCTGCCTCCTCTCTCTGCTCTGTCATGATGAATCTGCTGTCTGTAGCTACAGGCAGCTTGTTGCACACTTTGCCTTCCTGCTCCATGCAGGCGGTCTTGCCATCCATAGCAATAGCGCCTATTCTGGACAGCGTCTCCTCGAACTCGATAGGTTCCCCAAGCTGTAGGATATCCTGACACCAGAGAATGAAATTGCCATCCTGCAGCTCAGTTCTGTCCTCGGTCAGCTGAAGCAACTCCACGACCTTGCGATTTGCCTTGATGTATCTTTCCATATACTATATTATAAATGATGATTAGTGAAAAATGAACGGATTGCCATCTGCGTCCACGAAGACCTTGCCGTCGGAATCCATAGCCAGAGCTAAAGGATCGAGGTCTTTAACTTCCAAAGCAAGGATAGCTCCCCTGTTCGGATCCAGCAGATCTGTAGGTACTCTCGGAGACATGCCATGTCCGACAAGGACTGCGTTCTCAAAGTGTATCGAGTTATTCGGTGCCATCCACCAGAGGACCTGCAGTTCTCTTGTCGGGTTCGCAATTTCTCCGACATTGTCAGAGATGGTTGCCGCTGGGTTTACTACCTTCGTGTCGGGCAGAACCTCGTCGACCGTGTCGAGGATATCGTAATCGTAGAATGGTATCCTGCGGACGATATTGACAATTCTGTTCGGTGTAGCATCACTCAGATCTACGCTTGCCGGATTGCCATCAGCCGAGAATTTAGCCCTGCATCTGATGCAGATGCGCTTGCCCATGAGCGAGCGGTCTAGAGTAACCGATGCACCATCTGAAGAAACTTTGATTTCGAGGTCATCTGCTGTAATGGCAGAGAACTGACCTCTATCACGGAGAATCTCCCAGATGAACAGCCTCTTCTCCTTAGCGCACTCCTCTGATCCGAGGCGCAGAGATGCACTGATGACCTGCTTGTCTGTATCACGAAGCGGATTATAGTATCGGTCACCACTCGAAAGCAACAGCGTCGGCTTGTAGAGGGTCGCATTCTTGCAGTTGATGGAATAGTCCATCATAATTCTGTGAACCTTATTTGTTCGGATGTCCAGGTACTTCGCCTTGAATCTGAGCAGAATCGGTTTCTGCGGCGCTGCGTTGACATACCAGAGCAGTTTGCCGGCATCATTGCCGGACGAGGTGATGACATGCTTTCTGGGTGTCGAAACCAGCGCATTACCCTCCACACCATTCTCGACTCTGTACCAGGCGATATCTGTCAGCTCACTATTTACACGACCACTCTCGAGTATGTTATCTCTGTCGATTATACCAACGACCGGTTGCAAGGCGCATGGTGTCAACTCGTAATTTGGAGCATACTCATTCTGGTTGGCGTCATAAGTCTGCTCGAGCGGAACGCTGCCTGATATTGTCTTGGATGTGTTCACCTGCAGAGGCGTGTATTTGAAGTCTAATCTTTTGTATTTCATCTTATATGTTATTAAACACATTCCAGTGTGAGGGAATCTTGGGCAACCTCATCGCCCAGACCATCACGAAGTGTAACTGTTGCCGTGAACCTGATTTTAGCCGGAACTCCCTCGCTGTCGATGGAGAGGTCAGACTGGGTCAGTACGATAGCCTTGCCTGCCTTGGAACCGACTTCGAGTGACCAGATGTTGTCACTTGTGACTCTCTGCTCACCAGCCCTGTTCTCCGTGTATCTGGTCCAGGCTACGTCGCTGTCGAGGATATCTGTTGTGATATCCTGTCCGTAGAACGATGCGACGACTGTCAGCGGAGCTCGGAAGTTGTCGAAATCATAGAGCGTCTCGTCTTCGAGGAAATCGATGGTGAATGCTGGATTGCCCTCTATCATCGCCCAATCGGTATTGTTCCACCTTGGTGCGGTATGGGTACCAGTCTTCTGACATCGCCACTTGCACCCAGTATACCAGACATCGGAAGTCTCGTATTTGCCTGTTTCTGGATTGAGAGCTGAGCAGAAATAGTCTGCCGCCTCTGACCAAGGTCCCCGGTCTACATAATCGACAACCGGTTTGCCTTGATAGTCAATCTGTATGATATCCTGGGTGATGATGCCGGCTGCATAGAGATAATCCCTGCCCTTGACGATAGGAAGGTTGAGCGACTTGACGAACTCAGGCATGTCGCCGAAGGCCATGCCGTAGTTGTAATTTTCAAGTATCGGCTTTGTGACGCCCGTCAGCTTGACGATGCGCCCCTCGGAACTGGAGATGTAGAAGCAGCTCTGCAGCTTTTCATCGGTCTGGTTGCCATATCGGGCGATATTCATGAGCTCGCACGGCGGGAAGTTCTTGCCTGCCGGAACATCGGCATCAGGATACAGGGTGACTTCGATGTAATTTTTGACCGCGTTGACGCTGTTGACTCTCATCCATGAGGTGTAGTAATCAGCCGAAGTGCCAGAATTGGCTGCCGAAGCGATGTTGTTGACAACTCCCTTGATGACGTTGCCCACATGCTGAGCCGTAAAGTATCCACTATACTTGGAGCGGAGGTGTAAGCCATAGCAATCATCGCCCAGACTGTCAACGCTCTCAATGGTGTCGCTCTCGGTGAAGAAAGTGTCACCCTCCTGCGCTGACAGGCGGTTGACAATCAGTTCCATGACCCTCATGTACGTGCGAACGGTGATGCTCTCAACCTCGGCATTGCCGTTGGTATCAACCTGTGCGCCCTTGCCGTTGTACAGCCCGGAGACGAAGTCACCGAACTGTGCACCCGCCTTGAGCTGCGCCATCTGCTCGGAGATGAGCCCACGGAGGAAGGTAATCACGCCCTCGGCTGCATCGTCATGCTTGCGGCTGAGATAGGCTTCTGAGGTCTCGTCCGCACAGAAGTGCAGCAGCGAGAGGAAAGCGTTGCCGATGCGGTTTGCCGTGTTGGCCTGCAGGCGCCGCTCGTCTCTGATGCCCTCGAAGAGGGTCTGAAGTGCACTCTTGTCTAATTTGTATGCCATTTTCTTTTTTGTTTGCAAAGATAATATGCCGATAGAATCGGTAAAAATACGCTCCCTAGAGGTTGCGTGCTGCTCCTATACCCCTGAATATCTCGGTGAGGGCTGATGCCATCAGACCATTGTACCGGTCGCCGTAGAAGGTAGCCTCATGCTCGTTGAGCTTCATGACAGATGAGTAGTACTTCTTTGAGAACCAGTCACGGCAGCCTTTAGGTTCGCCACCGGCGACACGACCGCCCCAGGCAGGTCCCACCTTCTTCGGTTTATCGAGATTGTTGTCTCGGCGGTATTCATCGCCCAGAAATTTGAGGTCGCCGTTGTTGATGCGGTGGACTTTCTCGCCTCCCTGTGCCTCGGTCCACTTGTACCACTCATGTGCCGGTCCTACTCCTGCAGCTACATAGATACCGTACTGCAGGAAGTTGTGCTCAATGGTGGTGACAGAGCCCTGCTCCAGGTGCGCCTTGATGGAAGCGTATAGGCGGCCTGTATCGATGGTACGGAGCCGCTCCATGCGCTCTCGCCAGTAGTCTCCCATGGCATTAGTCCATCCTCGCTCATATCTGAGGAGGTCGTCTACTGCTGCGTCTGCCATAGGCTCTCGTCATACTGAATGTCGATAGGTTCGTCTGATGTGACCATGAAGTAGAGTCCTGTGACGCCATTCATGGACCATCTGCCCAGTTCGCTCGAATAGACCTGCGTGAGGTCCAGGAACTCCATCTGTCCGTCGTATGCCTCACGGCTCTTGTCGTATAGCATGCGACTGAGGAACTGGCGGAAGATATATCTGCAGATATTCATTTTCGCCTCTCGGTCTGCCATGTCATCGCGCCGGTACCCTGCCAGGATCCAGACGGTATAGACGTTGCGGTCAAAGAAGCCCTCTCCGATGGAATGGGTGTTGCTGTCAACGGTATCTGAGACCATGATGAAGTTGGATGCCTTGCGGAACTGCTGCATGACTCCCTGGATGGAGTCAGGTCCCGAGCACTCCGTTGCGACGAAATTATATTCTTTGCAGGTTCTGCACTCGGCAGCCAGCTGCTTGAAATATGCGATGGAATCGAAGATTTTCTCTGTCATGTGCTGTTTTTTTTTAACTATTTTGCCTGTTGCGCTTCCTAAACTCCTCTGCCTCCCGAGCCTTGTTATCAAGCTCTGTGAGGGCAGCCCAGCAGTCGGTATTATAGACTGCCTGCAGTTTGGTCACGTCACCATCGGTAAGTGCCCTGATCTGCGCCTGCATGGCTGGCAGGATGTCCTCACGCCGCAGTTCTCCACCCTCTCTTGCTGGTCTGAAGAAGTGAGGGAAGTTGGCGGCGAAATACTCCTTGACACTCGAGAACCACATGAAGACTCCGAGGAGTTCGTAAGGTTCAAAATTGGCGGTTTCATCGGTAGAACCATCTGCGGTTCTGTACATGAGTTGCGCCATTTTCAGCAGGAATCTGTCCTCCTGCTTAAGCATGAACAGCTGGTAGTTCTTCTCGATATTGAGGTAATCGTAGAAGCTGATTTCGTGAAGCAGGCTGTTTACTGCCTTCAGCTGAACGTCACTTGCGACCTGTAGAGACCGAAAGTCCGTAAAGGAGTCGATGAAATCGAAGTTTTTGAGCATGGAGAGGATTTCAGCAGCGCTGATGTATAGGACTCTCTTGCGCACTTTTCCAGTCTTAGCATCGCCATTTTCACCGCTTTCATCGCATTTAACGCTGCATTTCCACCCGGTTCTGGTGTACTTATGTACGGTAAGTCCGCAGAACCTTGCGAGAAGGTAGCATTTGATAACAGTATGATCCTGGAACGTCGACATGATGCTAAGGACATAGCGCAACTGATCCTCTGAAAGTTCCGCCCACGATGACGGCGCCTTGAAATTGAACTCTTGTGTACCATCTTTATGCGTTGAAAACGAAGGCAGGTTTTGATTTTTCATTGTTGAACTCTTTGAAATGGTTAGCCTTATATGCCGATGAATTCGCATATAATGGGAATTTATCGAGATGTGCATCGAAGTATCTGAGTAGTCTCGCACGCTCGTTGGAGTATGCCGACAGCATGTCGTTGGCCAACATGATCAGGCAGCGGCTCAGCATGAGGCGCACGCTGCCTTCAAACTCATTGCCCTCTCTCACACCTCTGACCAGACACATGATGTCATCCATCTGCTCGTCTGATACCAGCTTGCGCAGGGTGGCGTCTGCCTCCTGTATGGCTGCCAGCTTGGACATCCAGTCCTTGGAGGTCATGCTGGTCTGTCTCGTGAGATAGCAATAGCCCTCCATGCTCCAAAGAACCGTATGGATGCCCTGCTGTGCCTGGAGGGTGCTTCCCCATCCTGACACAACGGTGAGATGAGACAAGACTCTGTCCTGAGCCACGATGAGGGCTACACGGCATTGCTCGATGAGCGCATCGACTCTGGAGGAACTTGCCGGAGAGACTTCGTTGTTGGCCACAACGCCAAAGCCTGTTGGCGTGAGCACGAGGTCGAGGTGTCTGACTACGCTGAGGAAGGCATCGAGGCATACAGTCTTGATGACTGCTTCACGCAGTTCGTCGCTGGTCTCCAGCGCCTCCTCGCCTACCTCGCCCAGTATCTGACGGCTTAGCCGCAGATAGGACTCTTCAAAATGCTTTTCCACCGACTCGAACACCTCAGAGTGAGAGCTGGTGGCTGCAAGGATGCTCTGCTCGAAGTCATCCTTGCTGATTTGAATCTTCATTTTTGCCATTATTGTTTGAAACTATTGATGTCTGTTGGTCCTTATTTTTGTCTAGTGTCGTGAGTTCTATCATCGGCACGTCTACGGTCACTCCTCGGTCGGCATAGCCATTGTAGTGGGAGATGACGTGGTAAGGCTTGCACATGATGTCGTGGCAAGCCTTCTCGAGCGACTGCTTGAGGATGAAGAGCTCTCGCTTGTCTGAGCCGGAATTGTTCATCTGGCTCTTGCCTGGTGTAGCTCCGATGAGGTTTGGATGCACGCCCAGCGAGAAGCAGAGAGCGTTGGATGCCTCGCTCATGTCGTCAGCCCAGTCGCCACCCTCCTTCTTGCTGCCCTCTGAGAGGTTGATGATGCGCACCATGCGCTGCTCCTTGCCGTTGGGGTCGAAGTAGTAGCCCGTGATGAGTGCCTTTCCTGCATTTTCCGGTCCGCAGACGAAGTTGATGATGTTGTCCTTCTCCTGCAGGATGCGCTCCTTGCGCTTATCCGGGTCGATGATGTCCTCGTTGTTGCAGAGTTCCTCCCAGTAGTCGCGGTGCACCTCTATCTGGATGCGAGGAGCGGACGTGTTCTTGATCATGTAGCGCTTGCCGATACCGATGAGACGGTAGATGTCGTACCAGGCATCGTCGAAGATGCTGGCATAGTATGGTATCGGATAATATTGCAGGCCGGGTGTCGGGACGCGTGAAATGATTGCAAACTTGCAGTCCTTGCCCATCTCAGGAGCCTTGCCCCTGATGCCGGTATATGGATCCGGAGCCTTGCCCATGCGCGCCATGAGGTCGCCCAGCGGGTCATAGAGGTCGAGCAGCGGGATGACTTCGGTGTGGACAGGCGACATGACGTTGCGGAAGTCGCCGAAGAATACATGCTCTATGCGCCCCTTCTCATTTGGTGCCTCCAGGCGGCAGTAGGAAACGTCCTTGTGGCGGATGTTGACTATCTTGGAGTGGTCACGGCTCAGGATGATGACCTCTACCGACCAAAAAAAGAATTTCATATCGGTGGCCTGCTGCATAAAGACCTCGTGGATGGAGTTCTTCAGGCAGAAGTCGCGTATCTCGCTGTCGGTAGTGTCCTGCTTGGTCTCCCGGTCCATGAAGCGCACGCCCTGACCGTAGCAGCACTGGACGTTGAAAGCCATGGCTCGCTGCGCCACCATGTTTCGGCGCAGCAACTGCTGCAGGGTGTATGGCATGTCGTTGTCATCGCCATAGTTCACATACTCGAAGAGCTTGCCGTCTGAAGTCTCCAAGATGCCCGTGGTGGCATCGCCCACCTCTCCGGAACCCAGAAAACTGGTATCCCGGCCATACTGCTGCTCGATGGTGGTCGAGTCTGTAACCCTGCTCACGCCCTCTGCCACGAGAGCGTAGCGACTGTAGGAACCGCTGGTTCCTACTTGCTGAAGCTGATATTTTTTCTGTTTCATGTCATAAATATACTGGTAAGCCCAGGAACTGGTGAATGTAGATGTCCGGAACGGTGCGAACCTCGGCATTTGTCGGGTTGACGAGGCGGTGGAATCCGCCACGCCAGCTGCTGCCCCTGACCAGCCATCCTGTATAGTCGACGGTCTTGCCGTCTGATGTCCACGCCTTCAGGTTAATGGTAGAGCGGTCTCGCTCTGCCTTGGCCAGGAGGCGCAGCACCTCTGTGAGGTGGTAAGCTGTGCGTCTCATCAGTTGAAGGTATTATCAAAGGTGTTGTCGAAGATACGGCCGGCTCGCTGCAGGTCAAGCACGTTGTGCTGGCGCTGGGCGTAGGTGTAGCTGAAGGTGAATCGTGGCATGCTGTCGCGCAGGTTGTCGCGCTTGGACTTGGAGTCAGAGAGGGTGACACGCTTGCCCACCTTGGCTACCCCACCGATGAAGTTGACCAGATAGACCTCGTCTGAGCGGAAGAGATCATCTGCCCAGTTTGCCATGTCTGTGCCCAGATAGCCAGTATCGGCGTTGAATGTGCGCTGCTCTGTGATGCGGTAGTTTACCCTGATGCCGCCCATGTAGGCTGCATCGCGGGTGTACTGCGGGTCTACTTCGTGCTTGCCTGTGCAGTAGATGAGCTCCTGGCAGCCGAAGCTGTTGGTGAAGAGCAGAGTAGGCGCCACATCTCGCTCCTCGCTGTCTATGATGAAGGTCATTGAGCGTGAGCCTGCCTCTACCACGTAGTAGAGAAGGTCGGTGCCCTCGGTCTCGAATCGCGAAGGAGAGACGTCGATGGTGGTGTAGATGTCGTTGCCGCCGGTGGCTGGTGCGGTAAACATTTTTGTGGTTTTGTCCGCATAGTGTGCGCTGACTTCTGCTGTCTCCTTGCCCATGTAGTGGAGATATTCAAGTCGCCCCATGTAGGTGGTCTTGTGCCCCTCGAGCAGGGTGAGGAAGTGGGTGGTGAGGAATGTAGAGCAGTCCACGCCCACGATGTCTACGGTAGAATAGTAGACCTGCAGGTTGGCTGTCTGCGTATCGGTGACTGTTGCCGAGTCGGTGTCTCCGGAGCTCGGAACCTGTTGCTCGGCGATGGTGATGGTGGCTGTGACTGCCAGCCTCCGGCGTGCATAAGGACGGAAGATGTCGGCAAGGTCGATCACTCTGACCTCTCCATCGGCAGGATAGAGATACTCATCGTAGATGATATCATCACCTATCTTGATGGTGACGAGCAGGCGGGTCTTGGCCGTGAGAATATCGATGTCGGGGATGTTCTCAAGGAAGCAACTGCCCGACGGAAGTGATGTGATGGTCATATATTATCTTTTTTGATGCAAAGATAATATGGAGAGGATAAAAATAAAAATACGGCTGACTACCCTCACGAGCGGTCAGCCGTATCAAAGCTTTTCAAAACTTTGTAAAATTTTTCGTGCTGCAAAGGTACGAAAAATTATTCATAACCCATGGTAGTATAATAAAATATATGAGTTTTTAACTTAAACCAGGCTGTCTGGCTTGACAACTCTCTCCCAGATAGCCCATGCCACGGTTCCGTCTGGTTGCGTGGCAACATAGTAGCCATGCTCCTGCATATACTGGTTGATGGTTTCTATACTGACACCGCCCATGTCATCAAGTTCCGTGGCGATGTCCTGGGTGGTCTTGTAACTCTTCTTGTAATCAAGACCGGTGTCTTCATCCTTCACAGGGAGGCAGCTGCGGAAGTGGAAGTAAGCGTCGAGCAGGTCCTCCTCAAACTGCTCGCTGTTGAAATTATCTTTATTTCTTGGCATAATATTCATTTTTTAAAGGGTTAAACTTAAATACCATTATCTGGGTGCTGTCGGTTTAATGCCGTCTCATAGAGGTCAACCCAGTAGCTCAGACGGGAAGCCCAAAGGTCGTATTTGGTCTGAAGTCTGGTAACACGGATCTCCTCTCGCTCCAGTTCTCTGAGGTATCTGCCGACTATTCGGTGACAGTCCTGATTAACACAGTATCTTGACTGAATCTTGGCGTACTCCACTAGCTTGTACAGCTCTTTACGTTCATTCTCCAGCTCCCACCAGCGTTTATTGAGCGCAGTACGAATGCGACAGCGTCTGAAATATAGCAAGAGAACGTCTCTCTTGATTTTCTTCTTATTTATTTTCATGCCCAGTTACAGTTTATAGTTTTCCACTTGTCTAAAGTTATATTGAGCGGCTTAGCCTCATTAGCTCCATACCTAAGAGCATAATAGCGACGATTAAACCATCGGATAATTGTCTGCTTGTGTGGTGCATCATCGAAGAATGCGACTGATGCGACAGCACCGTTGTCTCTCTGAAATTTAATTTCCACCTTACTGGCATTTATTTGTCTGCCTTTAATAGCATAGAACTGGCAAGCCTTGATTTCCTTGGCTATCAGCTTTGCTGTGCGTCTTCTGCGGTTTCTACTTTTCTTCATCACTCACTCCTCCTTTCTTGTCTTTGGTCCAGCCTGGGTGCAGGAGTTCTGCTTCTGCTCCCGTAAGTACCCCCCCGCTTCTCGGTATCTCTCAAAGATTTTGTGGCGGTCGCTCTGGATGGTATTGTTGTTGAGTGTCCAAAGATTAGTCTCCTCGACCTTCGCCTTGTCTCTGCGAAATCCTGCCTCATTGCGAAGCTTTCTACAATTACGGAGTTCTTCCTGATATTCATTTTTGGCCTTCTCGAAAGCGTTACGGGCACAGCGGTAGCTTTCCCCTGCTTCATCCTCCATGCGTTCAATACTGTCCAACGAGCTCTCGTAATTCCGGCTTATAGCTTGCAACTCTGCCTGATGGCGCTTGCGCTCGTCAGCAGCTCTTACGATGTTCTCCTCCAGCTGAGCATGAAACAGCTCTGTAGTCATTCTGCTCACCATCATGCCACCTCCCCTCCGAAAATGAAACCACCAATCATGACCATCACCATCACAGCTGCGAAACCAACCATGGTGAGCACAACCTCTCCATAGGTCACGGTCTCCCCGCAGATATAGCTGAAGGTCTCGCTCTTGGTCTTGGCGAGCTTCTTGATTTCACACTTGAGGGCATTCATGCCCTCCTCTACGCTGATGCCTGCAGGTCTCACCTGCGCATCACTTAATAAAATTGAATTCTGCATATTGCATCGTCTTATAAGCGTTAACAGCCGATTTTACAAAAGGGTGGCGGCTGCATTCCCCGTTGCTTATAAGACGATGGCTTATCCGGAAGGACAAATCAAATCTTACGGTTCATGCAGCCGCCATGTATTGGGCATATCTATTTTCCCAGTTGGGAAAAATTATTTTCCCAGTTAGAAAAAAAGATTTTCCTAGGCATAAAAAAAGCCTGCGGCTAGAAGCCATAGGCGATAACGGTCGCCTTACCGGATAGATTACTATCGTCTTATAAGCGTTGGCAAAGGTAAGAAGAATATTTGGAACCGCCAAAAAAAAAGCGAGAAATTTTCATTCCTCGCTCATTTTTTTTATTTATATACCATATTTCTCTACTATTTCCACCATCTCTTTCTCCTCGATGACTCTGATATTAGCTCCTTTCTCATTGAGTTTTTTTATCTTTTCCATCTTGGAAGGTCCTGCTCCCTCACCTTTAACTACTATATTAGTCTTAGCCGAGATAGAGGAATTGATGTCAGCACCGCAGTCACGAAGTCTGAAAGCCAGCTTCTCTCTATCTGGAAAAGCCGTAAATACTCCAGTGATAACCACCTTCTGGTGGAAGAACGGATTATCCTTGTTAGCAACATCTTCATCAGCTAATGGCTGTTTGACTTCTCCAGTCAGGCTCTTGTGAGCCTTATAGTCAGGCTTCTCATAATGATGATGTGTGACATCAATGCCTGCACCCTTCAGTATAATCTCAGCACAGGCAGTTGCATCTGCTAATGCGTCATGATGGTCGTGCATCTCAATTCCCATCAACTCACACATCTTCTTCAACGAATTATTACCAGGTAATAATCGCATGGTATCAATAATCTGATATCCTGGCATGTCAAGGTTGTAAACTTCAGCTAGTCTAGAAAGTATATTAGCTTCAGTACCCTCATTATGGCAAACTATGCAACCACTCTGAGCGAAGCTTCTCAGAACTGGGAAAACGATATCCCAAGTAGGTGCATTCTCAACCATCTCTTCTGTTATGCCATGCACGAATGTATTTCGCTCTGTACGCTCATCAGGATATGGCTTAATTAAGCTATAGAACTTCTGCATGATTACACCATTTACTACTTGTACCATACCAACTGCGCATGCGCTTGTCAGCTCGGGTGTCATTGTCTCAAAGTCAATGGCAACAAAATTTATATTTTCTTTTTCCATAAGTTTGTTGTTTATATCAAGTGCAAAAATAGCAATAATATTTCAGACATTCAACCTCTCTGACAAAGTATCTACAGGAAATATGTTTTAGAGCATAAAATCGGGGTATTGGGGAATGAAAATGGAAAGAGCGAGGAATAAAAAAGCCCCCGATGCGTCACGCACGGAGGGCTCAGAGATCTTAACTAAATTTCCTACATAATTATATGAAAACTGTGAGTGAACTAAATCACGGCAGTTTGCATTTCTTGTGAAATCTGACGCAGACAGTCCAAAATCTGCTGCTTGCGCTTCTGGCTAGGTTCATGCTTACCCATGGCATACTGACGCATAAGTGATGCATTGACACCCGCCTTTTTCGCCACTCCGCTCATATTGAGGTATGAGTAATAATCGAAGAACGAACCGATGTCAAACCGGAACACAAACTCCAGCTCAGGCATCTGCTTGCCCTCTTCCTCAAGAAGCTCCTTGATTTCCTTCTGCGCCACATACATATCCTCAATAGCTTGCCTGGCTGTGTTACCATACCCGGCAAGTGCAAAGTCTGGAAGTTCTTCAACCATGAAGCAAGAGAAATTCTTCTCCTGCTTGCCTTTCTCTACCTGTATCGTTACTTTTGTTGCCATACTTTTAAACCAATTAAAAAGAGACCTTAAAACCAACCACTCCATCCGTCTCAACGAACTTGGTCAACTAGAGAAAAATTGCCGGGCTTAAAGCCCGAGCAATCTTTCTAGAATACTGTCGTAAGTCTTTTTAGGGACTTCCCGACTGCCATGCCGTGGAACCGGACATTTGAGTCCTGTAATAGGACTATACCAAACGTCGTGATTTCCACCATGCCGAACAACGAAGCATCCCGCTCGGTTCAGCTGTCTAACTAGTTGACTAGTTTTCATCTTATGTAAGGAATTTAATTAATTAAAAGATCTCTTTGTCTGAAAGACGTTGCAAAGATAACAAAAAAGTTATGTTCTACCAAATAAAAAGATAACTTTTTTGTTATATCTGATAAGATTTAACATTTTGGGCTTGAAAATTCCACAAAATTCCATGAAATTCTCTGTTTTTCCACGAATATTCAATAAAATTCCACGAATATTCAATAAAATTCCGTATATTTGCATCGGTTAAACGAAATAATATATAAGGTATGAGAAAGTCAAGAACCGATATTGACAGTATAGAGAGCCGTATCAAGGCTCTCTATATCATAGTCATTTGTCAATCACTAGCGATAATATCACTTGCCATGCCCTCTCTAAGAGAGGTTCTGTGTAAGCTGCTAACACGGATAATAGGGCTAGAATGACTCCAATCACAGTCATCTTCCTATTCCATCTCCTTTCACTCTCCTGCTTGTGCTCTTGAGGATTTTCACGGGTGCGCTTTGACCTCCCCTCTAGATAGCTCTCTGCGCTCTCCAGCATCATTCTGTCGTAATTCTGCATGTACTTCACACCCTTGTCCAGTATATGCCACATGCCTTCAGACTCTTCGATGTAGCCCTCGTTGGCCAATGGTGGAAGGATGAACCTCAAATCAACATCATCAAGCTGGTTGTCAACCAGCGAGCCCCAGAGCTGCGCACGTGACTTATCGCCCTTGATAAGCTCTCGGAGAACCAGACGAGCCTGCCTGCAGGTCTCAATATCTTGTAGTAACATAAAATTATCTTTTATACAACAATATCAAATATATGTGAACAAAAAGAAGTCCCCGACACGGAATCGCGTCGGGGACGGTTGTGTGAACAGATAACCCTATGCTAACTGCAAAGAGCTAATGCGTTGTCCAATCTCCTGGACGGCACGATTGAAAATATCTTTCTGCTCGGAATTGAGCGTGTAAACATGACCGCGAACCTCTGAGCCATTGAGACGCTGAGAGAGCCATGCTGCGCTTTTGCCGAAGTAATTCTGTGCGATGTAACGAAGTGGCAGCAACTTGTAATCTTCCTCTGCAAGCTGCTCACGCAAAGTCAGGACTTCACTCTGAAGCTGCTCCATCTTTTGGTTGATGAAAGCCTTTGCTTCCTCTCTATCACTATCATCAGCATTTAATTTGATGTAGTTTAAAATTTCTGTTTTGCGAGCTTCGCTCTTTTCGTCTTCCTTGCCTGCAAGAGAAGCGTATTCCTTAAGTAAATCCGTATTATTATTCATATCTTTTATTTTTTAAATCCCCTCCCGAAGGAGGGGTAAGTTTTTACTTCTTTTTTCTTTTCTTAATCAGAACTGAAAGCTGGTCTAAAACGCTGTCTGTAAACTTCCAATAAGTTTCATCATCAATGTTGTAAGCCTTTCTCAACCTGATGTAATCACTTAGCAGTTTCTTCTTAATTCTAATCTGCTTTTCTAGCTCTTCTTCATTCATCTGTTGAATTTTAAATTGTTAAACATCTAGTTATCTATTCACGATGCAAAGATACATAAAATTCTTTTAATAACCAAATAAAACATAAACTTTCTTTTATGATTAACTCATTTTTAACATTTCACCCCCATCAAACACGGTTTTTACCTCTTTTTCTCATCATTCTTGAATGATGTCAAACAATGTTATTACCTCTTTTACCCCGAAATGCAATGTAGGGGTTCGCTCGAAAACGGCTCGTTTCTTGTGGCAATTTCATGGAAATTGGCATAAGTAGCCGTTTTCGAGCGTGCAATCAATGGCAATTGATTGCAAAATTTGGGCATTTTGCTCAAATTTTCCACGGTCATTTTTGCCAACTTGCTGAAAATCATGGATTTTCGAAAAGTTGGAGCAAAAAAGGGCGTACCTTGCCGTAAGGATACTCCCCACCGCCCTACGCTCGGAGGCAATTGCCACGGCTGACTGGAGCGGTATATGTAAGGGATTTTTCATGTGGCAATTGCCCTTTTCCCCGACTGCCGTGCCGAATTGCCATCGCTCTCGCTATCTCTATCCCCTTCCCTTTATCCGCGGTCATCAGCAAGTTTGCAAGCAAGTAAAAGGGCAACGTGTTCCTATCACGTTGCCCATGGTGCCTATAGTCTACCCTTGTCGTGATAGCTGTAGAATGCTCCATCTGTTACTATCACATGGTCCATAAAGAAGAGGCGCATGACTTGACAAGCCTTGGCTATCTGCTGGGTCAGCACATCGTCCGCCTTGCTTGGCTGCGTGTTGCCCGATGGGTGATTGTGCACAAATGCCATGATGGTTGCACCGCTCAAGACTGCCTCCCTCATGAGGATACGTATATCCACGGATGTCTCAGTTATTCCTCCTTCGCTCAGTTTCACGCTCTTGATGAGTCTGAAATTTTGGTTCATTAATATGACGTGTGCCTGCTCTACCTTGAGGTCTGCCATCTGCGGAAGCATGTAGTTGTATATGGCTAGACTGCTGCCCATGTCGGGCTTGCTGCCCAACTTCTCCACTGCCCTGCGCTTGCCTAGTTCCAAAGCTGCGAGTACTGCCAACGCCTTGCAGTCGCCTATTCCCTGCACTACCTGCATTTCGTCCATGGATAACTTTGCAAGGTTACTGAGGTTATTGTCTGCCATGTTCATCAGTTGCCTAGCCTGGCTTAGGCTCTCGGCTGTTCCTGCCCCTCTGTTGATTACCATGGATAACAATTCGGTGTTACTGAGTGAATCGAATCCGTAATTAGCTGCCTTGAACTCTGGGCGCTCGTCTGCTAGTATATCATTGTACTTCTTCATGTTACGCTACTTTATTATAGTTGTTGTTTGTTTCTTGTTGATATTAACACCCTGTGGGAAACATCTCTTTGAGTGTGCCACTGCCTCATAAAAGCCTTCTGCCATCTCCTGCAACACGCCTCTGTTGCTTATTGGGTCGTGGTGAATTGTGCGAGCCAAAAAGATTTCTCTCTCCACATAAGCACCTGTCGCCTCCAACTTTCTTCTGAAGTCCTCGATGGTCTTGCCACTAGTCAGCAGGTCGTCGAATAGAATGACCTGCTTGCCCTTGAAGTACTCGCCATCTACTGAAACGTGATAAATGTCCTCGTTAACAACGTGGCTGCCTCCGTTGTGGGTTGGCTTGCGCTCTCCAAAGATGTGAACGTGCTCATTTGCGGTTGCGATGCCTGCTGCATTGAGGATGGCTGCAAGATAGCCGAATCGCTTGTTATATTTCCATTGTGTGCTGCATGGAGCAAAAACTACAACGAAGTCCTCTAAGATACTGCTATACTGCTTTGTAAGATAGCGAACTAGCCACTCAGCGCAGAGGTGTGCCGCCTTCTTGTCGCCTGCCTTGAAGTCGTAAACGAAGCGGTTGTTTGCCATCTGCTGTGCCTTGTCAACGCAAAGGTTGATGTAAGCGTTTGGAACGTACTCTAAGAAATAATTCTGTTTCATATCGAAAAATTTTATAAAGTTTGAAATTGTATTCTGGTAATGTTTGGGAGTCCAGAGATTTTTCCCACTCCTGCTGTGGAGTATTTTTTTTAATTGCATTCCGTTCAAAGCCCGGTGTGCCCTTTCGATTTTTCCTATGCTTAGACAATGCGCTGGCAGAGGCAAACAGGTGTGGGGTTCTGTGTTAACAAAAGGTAAAGGTTTAGTGAAGCGTGAAGAACCTTTGGCTTTTGTTAACACAGGTTCATGCACAGGTTTGAATCGCCAGAAGCTACCTTTGCATAGGATATTTCGGATGGGAACACATGACGGGCGGCGGAGAATGCAATAAAAAAAGTACGGAACAGCATTAAACAACCATCGGAGATACCGCTTTCTCACACACCCAGAAAGAAAAAAGGCTGCCTACTCTCACGAGCAAGCAGCCAAGGAATCAAAACATAAAAAAAACTTAAAGCAATAAATAAAAAAAGAACGAAAATTTTATCGTGGGTAATAGTTGCTCATGCCACCCGTGTACAGGACGGTCTGAGGGAACTTGTCTACGCCAATGCAGACGGTATCGAAGGCATCGGAGAAGTCGGTGCGGTTCTCCAGCCTGTCCTCGTCTGTCTCCACGAGCTTCTCTCCTCGCTTATCCTTGCCGTTGTTGTAACAGCCGGCACTCTCGATGGAGATGATCAGGTCCTCGTTATTGTCCTGGTTGATGAGAACCATGTGGCGCGCATGTCCCTTGAACATGCGGTCTATGAGCAATTGTTTCTCAAGATGGTTCATCGGCTTGCCGATGTAAACCTCCGTAACGAGCCATCCATTGCGTCGGAGCACCTTGGTGATAATCTGGTAGAACTTATCGCTGTGGGTTGCATAGGAGTTTCCCACGAAGGTAGCATCGTAATAGAAGATGACTCGTTTGTTCTTGAGATACTTATAGTAGTCGCAGAAGTCCTGAGCGAGCTCAGGCAACTTCCTGGCATACTTCACATAGAATGAGTTGACGATGCGCAGCTTGGTATCAGAACCCACCTGCCCGACTACGAGACAGTTGATGTTGTTGTTGGCATCGGAACCGATGATCAGCGGTAAACCGTCCTCCAGGTCACCATCCATGCGGCAGTCCGGCTTGTCGTGCTTAGGGTCGAACTTATACTGCAGGTCATTGAGGAACCTGGTGTTCGGTGCCGTATAGAAGTTGCGATCCTCATCAAGCCCGGAGTAGAAACCATCCTGTGCGATGCCTACATGCTGGCACATGATGCTCGTGAGGAAGGTCATCTTTGGCAGGTCTCGCTTCATCTGTCTGATGAAGTCCTCGCCCAAGACAGCTAGGTTCTGGATGCTGGAGCATCGAGAATAGACAAGTGCATAGGAGCGGAGAGAATCAAGAATCTTCTCATACTTCTGCACTTCCTTCATGTAGTAGTCATATCGCTCTGGGTGAGCAGCCAACTTGTTGCGGATGCTATGCAGATGCACTATGACTGTCTCCATGGTTGCCACCAGCTCTTTGTCTTGCTTCTTCTCCCAGCTCATGAACCAGGAACCTTTTTTGGTTGCCGAGGTATCTGAAGTAATTGTCAGACCATGATGGAGGCAGCAGTCACCGAACAACTGCTTGTTTCCACGGTTTGCAGGGAGCGTCTCATTGTTGAGCTGCTCCCAGTCAATAAATTTTGCCTCGTCGATGAAGACATGGTCAAGAGAGAGGGAGTTAGATGTACCGCTGCGGTCTTGAGAGATGATATTGAGATAGCTACCATTATAAAAGGCTACGGTATTCTCCCAGTTCATTGGCTGGAAGTGCGGGTCCTGCCAATGCAGCGCCCTCCAAGGCTTCCTGCCCACTATGTAGTGGACATCGCGCTTGTAGCCCCACTCCTCGAGGTGGACCAGAGCTGAAGGAAGGATGTTGGTCTGGCATCGTTTGACCGATGGCGCCACCATGCCCAGGCACGAACCCGGCATGTGCTGCACGGCATAGAGGATGCGGCCAGCCTCGACCACACCCTTTCCGGTACCACGCCCCCACTCGCAGACCAGCGTCTTGGGCATGAGCTGCAGGACGCGCGACTGCACGTCGTTGAAAAATAACTCCTTAGGTCTTGCTGCTGTCATCATCTGGCGGAAGTTCTTCGAAGTCGGCATCCTCGATGTCCGGCATCGAGTAGCGTTTCTCCATTTTCTTGATTTTCGCACGAAGATTTGGAATCTTCTGCAAACCGATGACCGTCGGATCATCTGTCATGCGGAACTCAACAGGAACAATCTTGTCGAATGCCAGCTCTGGCTCATCAGGCGTGTCTGTGCGGTTGTTCTTGATGCGGTTTTTCTGCATCACGGCAAGCGCCCGGAAGTCGCCGGCAGCCTTGGCAGCCTTACGGTCCTCGTCTATCTCCTGATTGACCTTCCATCGCCAGAACTCCTTAGAGGCGGCGTTGAGATTGCCGAGCATGACTTGGCAGAGATGTATATCATCGTATGCCTGTGTCTCGCTGACGGAAAACATGGCCTTGTCCTGATCAACCATCTCCCTGACGGTAAAGCGTGGATAGCGCAGCCAGAAGGCGTAGCAGCCACGCAGCCGCTCCACTCTCGCCTTGACGATGGCAGAGATGTGAAGTTCCTGAAGCTCATCCTCGTTGAGAGGCATGTACTTCATGTAGTCATCAATGTTGACTGGTAGACTCATATCTAACTGAGGTTAGCCATAATCTGCGAGAGTTGCGACATGATGGACTGGTAGGCTCCAGGTGAACCTACCTTGGCGAGTGCTATATTATTGATGCGCAACTCGTTAGCGGTCTCCGCTAAACCTTTGAGGTAGCGGTGTCGATAGGGTGAGCGCGGCTCCTGCAGCTCCAACTGCATGGCCATGGCATCGTCGGGAGGCAGTTCCATCATGATGGGCACTTCATCGACCGGTGTCATGGTCTTTGCCAGGTCATAGACCGTCTGCAGGTAAAGTTCACTCTCTTCCAGATAGGGAAATTGTTGTCGTATCATCCAGCAAATTATTTAACATGTTATTGAGATTGAGATAAACATCTCTGTCAGTCGTGATGAACGTGCACTCAGCACGGTCACCATAGGTCTGGTTCTGAGATGTTATCACAGAGACTAACCACTCGTTGTTAGCAACGAGCATGACCTTGGAGTGGTTGAGCGTCAGTTTAACTTCATCAAAAGCCTCTGTCATTAAGCGACTTAGCTTTAAAGTTTTACTTGAAGCTTTAATGTCCGCAACCAAAACTGAGGAGTCAACCAACCCTCGCTTGCGAAGGTTGATGACTCCACATAGGAAGGCATCGGATGTGGAGAAGGTGGTGACGGCAATGTGCGCTGCACCAGTCTGCTCCAGAATCCACCCCAACAATCCAAGGGTGTGAAGACCTTGGCCAAGGAAGACCTGCGAGCTACTCTGCTGAAGCGGCTTCAGGACTTGCTGTATCTGCTTCGCCCTCATCTGTAACCTCCTCTTCTGCACTCTCTGGCTGCTCCTCGCCATCGGCTGAAGCCTGCTGCTCCATGGTGATGCCAGCCTGCTGAAGCTTGGCGATGGTATCAGCGGTTATCTCTGCCTTGGCAGTAATGAGGAGTTGCACTCGCTCATTGACCTTTGCTCGCAAGGCGTCAGCTTTGTCTGTGTTGCCAGCCTCCGTCAAGCCAATAAGCTGGTCAAGGTTCTTGGTGATGTAGGATCGAGCATTGCCAATCTGCTTGGAGGTGATGGCTGCTTCTGGCTGCTCCTCCGCTGGCTGTTTCTCGGCATCACCCGGCTGGGCATGGTCGTAGACATCCATGGCCTGCTTGTATGCATAGTACTCCTCCTTGAGCGTAAGGAGCATGCGCTTGAAGTCCTCGTCTGCAGCATGCAAGCCCTCGTATCTGTCACATGCCATGTCGTAAGCTTTGCAAGCCTCAAAGTGTTCCTTGATTTTCTTCCACAGATCGCAGTTGTTATCCCAGATAGCCTGGATGTTTTCAGGCAACTGGTCATGGTCTGCTCGTTTGCCCTTGGCTACAATGGCTGAAGGCACGATGGAATCGAGGTTTTCTGACTCCACGACCGGAAGATGAGGTGCAAGCTGCTTGGCAATATTGTCTGCCTCTGATGTTTTGTCAACCGCAGTCTGAAGGATAGGCGTGACCTTCTTGTCGTAGTCTCTCACATCATCGATGGTCATGCCCTCGATGCGATAATTGAGATGTTTCTGCAGCTCATATTTGAGCAACTCGAGTTTGCCCTGAGGGTCAAAGTTGATGAGCTGGTAGAGGTGGCGATTGTTATTCATCTGAAGGAGGAGCAGCGCTCCCTCCCTGATGTTGGCATCGGTATGCTCGCTGTCAAACCACTTCTTCAACTTTTCGGTGAATTTCGGATCATTCATAATAAATAGAAAATTAAAATGGCGAGGCGAGCTCATGTAAGCATCGCCCCGCCACTGATAGTAGTTATGTAGGAAAATCGAATCCCTTGTTAATGGCTTTCTGTACCAGCATCGGCCTCCACTGGCTTGCAATCCTTGCCGCTGATGGTTCCTTCAGCAGTTGTGAGGGTACCGAAATAAAATGGAGGCATGGTCTCGCAGCTGACAGAGATTTCCAGTGTGGTGTTGGTCTCGTCTGCGATGCCTGCACCAGAAGACTGAGAAGGTGTCACGTCGACCTCGAAGGTCTCGTCACCGAACTGGCGAAGCTTGCCGTTGCGCTCAGGTACCATGAAGATGCAGTCATCGTTGAGGAGGATGGAAGCCAGTGCTGAAGCTTCCTCCTCTGTTCCTGGGAGGATGAGAGTAGCCTTGAGGTTCATTGTCTTGCAGCTATGCTCACCCTGCGCCTCTGGCGAGAAAGAACTCTTGTCTGTGACGAAGGCTACCTTAAACCAGACCTTGTCAGCCTGAATGGTGTGGTTATCCTTGATGACGAGATAATCCTTGAGTGAGGTGGCAGCCTCCTTTTGCGGCTCAGCTAACTTGGTGATGTAACGTCTTGGAATGAAGAAGCCGTAGGCTCTGACACCAGGCAGTCGCTTCTCTCCAGGACACTTCAACACATCCTCATAAAGGTCTGTGGTAGAAGCACATGTTTTCTTTGTTGTCATATCAATATATAATATAATGTATAACCATGGACAGCTATCCCTTACTCTGCAGGGATAGTGTCATAACCGAAGAGGATGCGTTCCTTGGAGATCGACTCGAACTGAGTACCGAAGTACATAGTTGCCACGAAGTCAACCAGGAAGTGAGAGTCAAGAGAACTCTCTACACCAAAGTTCGCCTTGTCGCCCTCGGTAGCCAAACCGATGAGCATGTTGCTGCCAGGAGTGATGATCTTGTAGCCTGCAGGAACGTTGTCAAGACCCACGAGGGTGCAGTTGCTGGCACCATCCAACTTGTTGTGGTTGAACTCATTGTTCCAATTGACCGTGCCGTACTTGTCTCGATAACAGCGGCGGTAGAGCGTGAGTTCATGGCTGTTCATGAACATGCATGTACTGGTGCCCTTCAGTTTTTCATCGGCATGATCATAGAATGCCTCGACTGCATCGACAGCGTTGACACCAGTCATCGCAGTTGTATTGAAGAGGTTGCCCTTCTCAACAGCAATCGCCTTGGACTTGATCTCAGCATCGGAGATGGTCTTGAAACCATCAGCGAGGTCTGCGGTACCAGAGCCAGCTGGGTTACGCTTCATGGTGAAGAGGTACTTGAAGAGTGCCTCACCTATCTTGCCTGCCAGGAACATGCCAATCAGTTTGGTGATAGGCTGTTTTTTGAGCGCTTCGCCCTGGAATACGTTGGAGCCATAGATAGACTCACGAACAGCATTTGGTTCAAAAGGCTTGACGCATGAACCAAGGAATGTCTCCAGGGTACGGCCTGTGATGGTAACGCCATTCTCATCCTTGCGAGTAAGAGAGTATGGCCCGAGCTCCATGTCGCCTGCGAGCTCTCCGACAGTCTCCTTGCCACGAACGCCCACGCGTCGGCTCATGAATTTTGCAGCCTCGTCAAGAGCGCGTACCGGCATCTGAATGATGTCCTTGCGGTACTTCGCGAAGCTGGTCTTCAGAGAATCAGGAGTAATCTGAATTGTATTGTCTAAAGCTGCCATTTTAATTGATCTGCTTCAAAGCTTTGTAAATTTCACCAGCGTCAACGTTGTCAACCTCTGGTGTGACGTCATCATGGGTATCAGAACCCGGTGCGCCCTTGAGATTTTTGATCTCCTTATCCTTGTCCTGGATATCCTTGTCCTTCTGCTCTACCTTCGCCTTCAGGTCCTTGACCTCCTGGCTGGCTTTGTCGAGCTCAGCGGACTTGTCATCCAAGTCCTTCTGTTTCTGGGCAAGAGCATCCTCGATTTTCTGCATCTCTGCATCGGTGAGAGTAATCTTCTCATCAGTAACCTCAAAATCCTCCTTGCGATTGAGGAGGGTCTGAAGATTGAGGAATTTCTTCTTCATGTTAGAAATTTGTGAATTATTCTTGAACATATCCCTGAGTGAGGCGGCAACCTTCTCGAGAAATGTTTTAGAGGGCTCATCAGCGGTCGCTCCAGGCAATGGCGGCAAACCCAAGTTGGAGCAGAAAGCATTGGTGAAGCGCTTGGAGAGATTGGTCTGACGCTTCTTGTCTTCGTCATCAAGGTCTCTAATCTCATCTACGAGGCCCAACTCTAAAGCTTGCTCCGGACTCAACCAATTTTCCTTGCCCATCTGCTTCAGCATCTCTTCGCTGGTCTTGCCTGAGCGTTTGGCATAGACGGAAGCGATCACCTTGTCTATGGTGTCGAGGTCATCACGCTGCTTCTGCCACTGCTTGATGAGTTCATCAAGTTTCTGCTTGTTAGCTGACTCCCAGACAGCAACTCCCGTGGAGGCATTGTGAATGAGCATCGTGCTGCCGACTGACATGTCAACATGCTTGGCTCCCATGCACAAGACTGTAGCGATGGAAGCGGTCATGCCCATAATGTGGACGTTGACATGACCATGGTCCTTGATAAGTTGATAGATGGTCAAGCCTTCATCAACATAACCACCCGGCGAGGAGACGGCGATATCCACCTCCTCGTCCGGATGAGCGTCAAGGTAGGCCTTGACATCCTTGGAACGTGTACCATAGGTGCCCGACCACCAGTCGTAGCCGGCTCCGATGGTACCGCATATCATCATTCCGTATTTCATGCGCTTATCTTTTTTGATGCAAAGATAATATGGCAATTGCCAACGGAAAAATACGTAAATCAGGCTATCAACGGTGCTTTTCTTGTGCTCCCCCACAGAACCGTGTATTCGATCATGGCAGAAGTACCAAGGGAATCAGGGTGGACATCAGACATATTAATAATAGGATATGGCCGCTCCTTGTTGCCAATGAGATAGCGTTTGCCCTCGATGGTGGTGACCAGATAGGCATAGTTGTCCTTCATGTCCAGGTCTTCGCGGCATGTGCGGAAGGTGAGTTTATGGGTGTAGAACCGCTGACCATCCTCTATTTTGTCTGTGATTTCCATTTTGGCAGGCTTCTGACACTTAACAACTGGCCAATTGTAGCTATCTGGTATTTCAAATGTATGGTTGCCTAGAAGTGTATCGAAAGGCAACTTGCTGACAGGAATGCGCTGCACGTTGCAGATATAACTAAGTCTTTTCATAAGCTGTTAAAATTTCGCGTCTGTTCGCATCTGTTCGCACCTGTTCGGTTTTGAACAAAAACAGGGCTAGAGTAGATGAGATTTTTTCATGAAAAATCGTCTTTTTTGCATCTTTTAAGATTAAAAAGATTGATGCCTTTCTCCTGATAGGCCTTGCGCATGCGATACCATTTCATGCGGATGGTCTCTGCATACTCTATGTCGATACCCTGCTGTTCACACCAGGAGCGGAAAGCAGACATCTTCTTGCATGACATGTCATTGAGGTCTCCAAGGTCACTCCACATGTTGATGCGGAAGAGGTCGTTGATGCTTTCGGTGAGTGCCTGCTTGGCATGACCGTTAAGGAAGTTGTATGTTTCTGGGCTTTTAGACTTGGAGTAAGGTATGCTAATTGCAACATCTCGCTCTCCAGGTTGCTCAGGTTGGTTATTGACTGGGCGCTTCGCGAGGAACCGGCGCAGAACAGCATTCTCGTTGCTGCAGGACGGGAATTCCACGGGATCGCCGAAAGAATGGGTGAGCCATTGCTTCAAGTATGGCTCTACCTGTACATAAACTACGAATTTACTCATATTTTGATTTTTAAAAACACCGCAAAATTAGGAAAAATAATCGATATAATCCTACGTTTCTAGGAAAAGTTATCTGCTTTTCGCTAAAAATCCTTGTTTTTAGGGAAAAAGTTGCAATTAAAAATCAAGGAACCCATTTTTGGGCAATTCATTTGTGGCAATTGTGGCAAAAATGTTAAGTGCTTGATTATTAATATTATAAGTCTTTTCTTATTGACACAAATATATAATAGAATTGCCACATTGCCACAACCTTTGCCACACTTCTCTTCTCGTTGCCACAAATTGCCACAATATTGCCACAAGCACAAACTTCTTAACTCTCTGATAATCAGCGATGCACTAATTGCCACAAATGCCACATTGTTTTTAAGTCGCGTGTGAGTTGTCGGAAAAATCACGGAACACCAACAAAAAAGCCCCCAGAGGAATCTCTTCCCCTGGAGGCTACGATATGATCTAAACAAAAAACTTATTTCCACTATAGTGGCGAAGGTTCCAGACCTAGAGCCTTCTGCTCAGCATCTGTCATGACATAGGTATCCTTAGTCTGTTTCTGCTCACCATCTACCTCTGTGTCAAGATCTATGCCATATCTGTTTGACACCATGGTATAGTCAAAACAGAGAGGCCTGTCTTTATAATATAACTTCTGACGACCAGTGATTGTACCATTGGCATCTGTCTTCTCTACTGTCTCCGGCAAACCGCTCGGAGTGAACTTGATAAATCGCTCCGGGTTTTTGGTAGAACCATAGAAGTCAGCACCAATCTGCAGGTAGTGAAGGAGTGACTCCTTCGGCAGCAGGTTCTCGTCCATTTGCCTGCCTAACTTGCGATAGACTGCCATGGTGATGTCCTTGCGAATCATGAGGATGCTTTTCGGCATCGCCCAGTTGTCAATCTTGACTTTATTGGTGGTCAATGCGCCAACTGTCTTAATCTTGAAGTCCTGCTCCTTCTTCAGCTCACCCATCTGTACTGCAGCATTGATGATATTCCAGAAGCCAGCGACCTCGTCGGTGGTGTTGCACATTGCATTCTGATTTTTTATGCCTCTCACTACTACCTGAAGGAGATCCTCATAGGTATATGGGAAGTCGATGTAGTCTCTTATTGCCAGGTATGCGGCCACTGGAACCTTCCAATTAGTCATGATACGGTCAAGGATACTGTCATTTTCCAGCCTGCTCTCGAGGTCTTCAGATGCTTTCTTCCAAGAGTTGCCGAATGCAGCCCGGAATTGCTCTCGATGCTTCAGCAGTTGGATGGTGATGTGAGTTGCACCTATCTGCCGGAATCTTTCGAGTTCCTCGAAGTTCTGCTTCTCCTCTCGAGTATGCTCACCCTTATCAAATGTGAGATAGATGAGTCGGGAGAAAAGGGCGATGTCCGCAGTCGGCATCTCCTGACCAGTCAGGATGATGCCGGAATCAACCTTAGCCTGCACCAGCTTCTTGTCTTTGTCCATGTTCATTTTAGTACGGCCAATACCGTTCCACAAGTCCTTCAGCCACTCTACCTTGTTTTGGGCGATGGAGTTCTTGTACTCGTCGATGTGTACCAGGGCATCGCTCACGCCTCCGACATAGTCGGAGAGTGCCGGCATGGAAGCATTGGTTATGGACAACGGCTCATACTTGGTCTCATACTTGTAGAAGAAGTTCATGAGAGTCGCAGCAAACTCTGTCTTACCGCAGCCCTTTGGACCGAAGGCATTGAGGAGCGGGAAGGAACGACTCTTGCCGATGACTATGTCACGGAAGAGGGTCGCTATATAGAAGCATAGGCCCACCTTGGCGTTGTCACCGAAGACCTCCACCACCTTTACGAAGAAATCACTCTGTGATGTAGGGTTATCCACTATCTTCTCATGCCGGAATTTTTTTTCACTCACGTACAGCTCTCGGCTATCTTTATTGAGCTTGCTCATGGCAGGCAGGTAGAACTTGCCTGCGGTCAAGCGCAGAATGCCCATGTCGTCGATTGGAAGCCAACTGCCATCCTCGATGGCACCATTGCAGAAGGCATAGAAGCCTTCGCGCTGCCAGCCCAGCTGCTTGATAGGGTCTGCAGTCTCAGTTACCTTGCCCAGGTACCCGAGCAGCTTGATGAGCTGCTCATCCTTGGCCATCCAAATGTAATCGCCTATACCGAATAGGCGCTTGCGCAGGGTAGAACTGGAAGTGATCTCATCCATGTTCAGTTCAATGAGGCGTGAAGGTTCCTCTCCGTTATTCTTGATTTCAAAGAGGCGAACCGGGTTGAAATCATCACGAATATGGAAGAGAGGTTTCAACTTGAAGTTGGACCATTGAATTTCGTCTCCTTCCTTGTTGGTACCCCAATAGCTATTGTCATGTTCGGTGAATCCGAACTCACGAAGCATCTTGATGTCACCCTTGCGCTCTTTCTCCTGTTTGGCGCTCAGTTCCGACTCCTTAGCTCGCTTCAGCGTATCCTTCCATTCTCGGCTATGCTTATACATAGTGCATAATCCGGTCAGATAGCTTGTGCGCAGGTCTTCGTCTCTGATCATCATCAGCAGGGAGCAGATATCAGCGATAGCCTTCAGGCGGTCCTCTGTTGTCATCTGCTCGATATCATCAGCTGTTGGCCAATATCTTCTGCGGCAGAACCAGTAGATGAACTCCTCTTCCTTCATCTGCTGAAAATGCGCCTTGTCAACAATCCAGGAGTCCGGATCTTCTTTCTTAGGTGCCGGATAGTCAATAGGAATTTCACGGACGTTGACAGTGAATCCGGCTGCCAATGCCTCTCGACCATTGGCGAAGACATTGGCGGTACCTGCAGGCCACTCGTTGCCTGGCTTCAGCGTGTCAGCATCCGGAATAAATGTGACCGTATGGCTGATGTGATAGAGTTGCTTCAGCTGGTTCTCTGTCCACGCTCCGCCAAGTGAGGCTACTGTATTGAGGATTTCAAGCGATTGCAGCTTGACAACATCAGGTGCGCCCTCTACCAGGTAAAATTTATTTTTCAGTCTCGCCTCCTTTTGCGCGAAATTGATGCCGAAAACAGACTTGTCCTTAGCATACACCAGGCTATTCTTAAGATTGAGATACTTGCATATATCCTTATCATCAGACATAGTTCTAGCCGTGAAGCCAATGACATTGCTCATCTTGTCATAGATAGGTATTGTGTATCGGTCACGGAGCATGGCATATTTGCCACGCTCACCTATACCGATGAGACCGACCTGCTCCAGGAGGTCGAAGTCAAGACCCTTACGCATAGCCCATTCGATAAAACCATGTCGTGGAGCATAACCTATTCCGAACCTCTCGATAGCGTCAGCTCCCCATCTTTTGCGGACGGTCTCACGTGCCTTGTTTGCTGCAGGGTTGACCTCATGTATGCACTGCACATAGAACTCTTGCGCATAGCTGAGTATTATCTGCAGAGACTCTTTTTCTTTCTGCTTCTCCTCATCCTCCTTGCTCGGCTTGTAATCGTCTTCTATGTCTTCATTGAGATATTTTTTTGCAAGTTCCTTGCAGGCGATAGGAAAAGGTAAATCATTCTTCAGCTTTCGGTAGAGGCTTATCACATTTCCACCGCTATGGCATCCACCATAGCACTTCCATGTGTTGGTACCTGTATCAACGAAAAATGAAGGAGTGTTCTCTTTGTGGAATGGGCAACATGCCCAGAGCTTCCCTCCCCGCTCCTTGCTGAAGGTTAGACCTTCATCGATTGCGACGTCTCGAATTGAGACATCGCTTATAATTCTGTCAATGTTCTCTTGTTTAATCATATCTTTACATTAAGTGCTGCAAAATTAACTTAGAACTTCCGAAAAAGAAAGTACTAAGATAACCTGCGCATGAACTTATCTATGTCTTCATTGACAAAGTAGCGAATCTGACGCTTATAGGCGTAGTCTCGCTCCATCATCAACTGCTGGAGGATGCCCTTATATTTGCCCCCCGCTTGTCGAATGCCGCTCTAATCTCGCGGTCACTCCAAAACTTAATTCTATTCCTCATAACTTCGGTTTATAAAATGAACACTTGGAGTTGGCCATGAAGAATTCATAGTCATGCTCCGACTCTATCTCGCTGTACAGCTTGCGGTGTGAACACCCCCAGAACTTGCAGGTTCTGCCACTGCTGCGGGCACATGTATTGTGACACTCTACGAATGTCTTGACTTGTCTCTCCTTCTTCTTTTTCATAATTCTATATCAAACCATGGTAATCTGACTGATTTGGATATTGGATCCAATTTTGATACCTGCAGACATTGCCCATTGTCTAACCACCAATACTCCATGACTTCATTAATACACATGTATGCTAAAATGCCATAATCATTCTGCACATAAAAATCTTTATTCTCTAATGTTGCGAATCTAGAGATTAATAATATAATTTTGGCTTTTATTTCTTTACTGCTCATAGAATATGCATAAAACAATAAATTTATACTCCACATAAATCTTAAAGCAACTGCACCAGGAGCCATTGATGCAGTTGTGCTTGTAGCGGCATCGATGGCAAATCATAGGTTCAGCTGATGAACTACCTTGATGATGTCTCTGGTAGACTCCAACCCCAGTCGCTTGGTCATTTTGCGAAGCTGTGCAGAGACCGTATTCCTAGATTTGCCAAGTATCTGTGCAATCTCTCTAGCAACATAACCCTGTGCAAAATACTTCGCTACCTCAAGCTCTTTAGGGAAGAAAGGAGTCTTCAGCTTTGGGAGGCAGACTATGTTCTCTCTAGAACATATGCCCCTGAGAGGGCAATCGACTTTCTCCAGGTGCAGAATGGTTCCATCAACATCGAAACAAAGTGTATCGTTTGAACCCAGGTTGCAACGGATAAAACGATCTGTAATTAGATACTTGAAATAAAGTTTGTTTGGCTTACTCTTGGCGTATAAGTCTGCCAGGTACTTATACGCCTCTGGGTAAAGCCGACTTATCAACTCAGCCATGTGGTTAATGATATCCGGGTGCTCTGTATTGTAACTGAGCACCTTGCCATCATGGCCATAATAACACACTACTCCAAGTGGAGACACGAAAAATTCTACTTGCTTTTCCATAAGCTTTGATTTATAACTGTTTGTACTACCAAGAGATCTCTTGGATTGAACTTGGTCCTGCCGGTCAACTTCTGCTGAACAGTATTGTAGCAGAAACCATACTTATTCATGAGAAACTGAATGAGCTGACTCTTCTCTTTTTTGGAAAGAGTCGCATAATAACCTTCAATAGTTAATGCTCCATTTTTAACTTCTTTTTCTTGCATATCTCGAATTTTGTTGCTAAATTTGTGGGCAAATATAAGAAGAATTATCGAAAACTCCGCAGTTTTAGGAGAGAAATCCTATTTTTGCGGTGTTATTTAACTTACATTTAATGATATTAGGTTATGTTTAACGGAGATTTAGTGAATCGACTGCTCAAGGAGCAGAAAAAAACAGTCGGTGAAATGGTGGCTTTTGTCTTCGGTCAGAGTTCACACATATCATCGAGCTACTTCAAGGGTCGAACTTACATTGACTCTCGATACCTTGAAAGGTTATCGGAATATTTCGAGGTTCCAATTGAGGATTTCTTCCTGTCGAATGAGGAATATGAAGATAAAAAGTTAGAAAACACGAATGTGCATCACATCAGCAACTCAACTGTGAACATCAACAGTAGCCCTGATGTATTGATGGGTGTCATTAACAATCAAAAGGCGATGCTCGACCAACAGGCAGAGCAGATCCGATGGCTGCGTGACCAAGTTCAACTTCTCACAAAGAACTACGTACAGCAATAAAAAAGACTTTTCCACCCTCTTATTTCATGTAGCAACTGACTAATATGCAGGCATTTGCACCTGAAATAAGGGAGCGAAAAATCGGTATATAATGTCAAAAGCATCAGATATCGCATATTGATTATCAATAAG